CCTTTCATGTTTCTAATAAAATCACCTATACCTCCCTCCATATCAAAAAAATCTTGGTCTTTATTTTTCATAGAATCTATTATTGCATAAGCTAAACCATCTGGAAGAGATTCAAAAAATCCTTTATTTGTCATTTTTGCATAATCCATACCACTTAATAAATTATATTTTCTAGCATCTTCGGTATTACCTGAACTAAAAGACGCTAAGTGTTTTGTGTTATCAAAATGTTCTTTTAAACCTGTCGTTTATGTTTGCTTGGTAAACAGCTTCAGCAAAACCTACTGGTGCTCTACCCTTTCCACCCATACTTAGTTGTTCAAATTCGTCGTATACTTTTCCCATTATTCTAAAAAGAAACTCTTAGCTTCTATCTCCTGTTTTACTTCTTCTTGAAACGTACTATTTAATTTTATTATAACACTATCTAGGTCTCTAACTAATGACTGTAGATTAACCTGTGTGTATTCTTTACCTGCTCTAGTTAATGATTGTACAAGTTTAGCCATTATAAAATACTTGCTAAGCCTCCGTCTTTAAAATTTACTCTACCACCAAAAAAGTATCCGGCTCTACCACCTCTAGCAAAACCAAAATCAGTTGAATAACCATAATCAGATTCTTGTTGATTAGTCGGTCCCGAATCGCCTTGAAAATTATTATCGCTACTACGTACAGTACCTGCACCACTTATATCTATACCTTGTCCAGCTCCTCCACCACCAGTTGCAGTCGCAGCAGCCGCTTGAGTATCTGCAGCAGCTTTAGTTTCTTTTTTCTTATTAAGAAATTTTGTTATAATGTTACCCTTTTTCTTCTTCTTCTTTTTCTTTACTTCTTCGTCTTCAAAAACAAGATCTGTTTTACCTTGTGCGGCTAGAAAATCTGCTTTAGCTGCTTCAATAGCATCTACTCTTTTTTGTAGATTACCTTTGTAACCTTTTTTACCCATTGTTTCTGCTATCTTAGCTAGTCGTTTATCAAACGTTTCTGCGGTCATTTTATTTGCATTATAACCAGCCATTACATTAGCTGCTGTATCGTAAGCACCGTCGCCTTGAACAATCTGTCCAATGTCATTAACCATTATATTCTGACCACTTAATTCATTTTCTAATATTGATCTTCTATTGACTGGTAGATAGTCGCCTATAAGTCTTGCGGTCCCTGCTCCCGGCATAAGGTTACCTGCAAATTGTGCAAGTTTTGCTAAGCCTGTGGGTTCGGGTTTGGTGTAATATTCTGGGTAGTTGTCTTTAAATTTATCTAATCTTGTTTGTGAATTCATAGTTTTAGCAAACGGGTTGTCTACAGTATCATAATAGTTATCTTTTTCGTACTGCGTGTTTGCCCCGTAGTTTTGTCTGTAATCTTGTATGTTATTGTTAGTAAGACGTGCAACTTCTTTTGCAGTAAACTCAGGATAGTCTCTTGACATGGCATCGTCGCCTCTTGCTTGCATGGCATTCCTAGCTCTATTATATGTGTTACTTACTTGTCCTCCTGGAATACCTATTCCAAGTTGAGAAGCACTTATTCTATTGTTCCCAAGAGGAACAGTGTTAGTTGAGACACCTAATTCATCAGGCATTTGTGCTCCACCTAATTGTTTAGGATTAAAAACTTGATCAGTAGCATTAGATCTACCGGGAAGGTAAGAATTTTCTGCAGCATTTCTAGAAGGATATGGATTATAATTTTTATTTACTATTGAATTAGGATCTGGGTTGTAGACACTAAAGTCATTACCACTATTAGTAAAAGCATTTGTATTAGTTATACCACTTGATGTTGGTACAGGTTTAATTTGTGCTGTAGGTGCTGTATAATCATCTAATAAATATTTTTGCTGAGGTCTAAATTTGACACCTTGGTTATAGATATCTTGATCGCCTTGATTGTAAAACGCTACCATTATCTCATTCCTCCTGGTGCAATATCTAATCTAAATGTACCTAGTTTCCAATTTTTTCCAGAACCTGTATTGGATACTTTTAATGCAATTGATCTAGCTCTAAGTCTAGTGCTTTTAAAATTCGTAGTTTCGGTTGATGTAAAATTTGTAGTTGTCGCAACAGTATTAGGATAGTTTCTTGTTGTAAAACTAATTTCAGTATCACCCGTCTGTTCTATAAAATCTGGTATAAACCTACTTATTCTCATCATATATTCCCCATCTCCTCTAAGGTCCGGTGTCCCTACAACTTGACCTGTGTTACTTCTTCTTTGAGTAATATCAAAATCACCTGAAAGAATGTTAGCATTAACAGCAGTAATTGCATTACCGGCATTAACTTGATCGGTCCCTGTTTCGTGTTGATAGTATATACTACTTCCATCTACATTACCAGTAACGTCATAAGAGGCATTATCGTCGGCATTATAAAGTGTTGCATGAGGTTTTGCGTATACAGACGAATCTACCCAAGCAGATCTATTTAAAGACCCTGTTGTCCAAATAGGTCTTTGAGTTGTAGAATCCAGATAATTATAAGTGACCACTCTATCAACCGAAGTAGCATTAGCCGAACAGTAGAACCAGTTTATTTCTCCAAAAAGATTATTGATACCTGCGTTAATAAAATCTCTAGTCGTATTATTGAGCCCGAGTCCGGGGTCTACGGAGTAGACAAAATCCTCTACTAAACAAGGCATAGATCTTAACTGACCATCATAATTAAAAAAACCATTGTCTGACATCCAATAAGCTGAGCCATCAACTTCAATACATGCATTTTTACCAATCAATCCACAGTTAGTCCCTGCTTGTTGAAATGCAAAAGTAAAAGGTTGGCCTACAAATTGCATTAAAAATATTGCTGTATCGGTCCATACATAAAGAGCATCCCTACCTTTAATAGCAGACATAATCTTAGATCCTGCGGCAAGCCTTTGAGAACCTGCAGTATTTTCTGCTCTTATGGTATACTCATTAATGTTTTCTTGATCAGAAAATCTTATAAACATATCATCTTGTGTAGATTTATCTCCAATGGTAGTTTCTGTTCCAAAAAAAACTAAGTGTCTATCGGGAGTTGATACTATCATATGACGTGATGCTGTTGGTGCTCCAGATATAATTGTTGCTCGAGTATTTAATGCATTTGTTGTTGTTGAGTCCCATTCAAAACATTCTCCGTTATAAATAAGAGCAATTAACTTTGTACCAAAATTATCAAGAACCCATAAACCAGGGTTAAGTGTGAACTGTGTAGTCGATGAAGCTTCACCCCATCCGTTGTAATCTGTAATATTTGTAATTGTTGCACCTGATGAGTGTGTTGCTTTTGTTGTACTGTTTGCACCTCTGGCACCTCCACTTAAAGTATTTGTCCCTGTGTTATTTGCTGTGTAAGATATATCTTCTGTCCCTATTCTTATGGTCCCCGATGCCGGAAACGCATTTGAACTAGTAAGAACAATGTTAGTTGTAGTTGTATCTGATAAAGTTGTTGCAAGAGTAGTGGTTGCTTCTCCGTTTACTACACCACCAAATAACCCTGAACTCCAACCAAAACCTGATTCTTGTGTAGCAGGTCCTACATTATAATAACATAGAACAGAAGCAGATCCCGCATTGGTTACAGGTGTGCCGGCTTCGTTAGTGGCCATTGTAATTGTAAAAGTAGTACTACTTGGTGTAGAAGTTACCATGAATTTTTCGTCTTCAAATGTGGCGTTTGTAAAAGTAGATCCCGATAACCCAGAAACAGCATCGAATAATACTATATCATTATCTAATAAACCATGGGGTGATGAAATAGTTACTGTGACTGTTGGTGATCCTGCTGTACTTGTAAAATTTGCTCCAGTAATTGTAGTTCTTATAGGGTGGATATCATAAAATTCACCATCTGAAAAAACATAAAGAATTCTATTAGTGCCAATTGCAGAATATTTTATACCTACATTATTATTCCAGTTATGTATGGATCTTGCGGCACCAGTTAATTTCTCTGTACCTAATTGTTCCCAACCACCTATTTTTTCAGGGGAGCCATATCTAAAACGTACGTTATCTCCATCAAACCACTGACCTTCAGCACCTGTTTCGGTAACTTGTTTATTAAACCCTGGTGCAAATCCTAATTTTTGTAGCATATGATCCCATTATAATACTATTTTATTCCTGATGGTAGACCCAACATAGGTCTTCCGTCAAATTTATTTTTTTCAGCAAATGGGCCATTTACATGGTTATAATGTAGAAATACTTGACCGCATATGTTCCCGTCAAAAGGCTCTCGCCAATGTTCAAGTTCACAGCCACTATATACTAGCATATCGCCAACTTCAAGCAAGACTTTTGTGCCTTCTATAAAGATTGCCCACGGCTCACCACCCAAATGAATAGTAGTAGATATCTCACAGCTTGGTCTGTCTTTGTG